GTCGACGCCAATGGTGAGGTTGACCCGCAGTCCGTGACGGACGCGATCGAAGCAGCCCTTTCGCAGTACCCGGAGCTGAAGCCGATGGATCAGAAGAAGTTCACCGGCACCGCAGACCAGGGCGCGAAGGGCAAGGCTTCCCGACCGCACCAGCTATCCCGTGAAGAACTCGCAGCACTTTCCCCCGAGGCGCGGATCAAGGCCCATGAGAACGGGCAACTTGACGACCTCATGGCGGGCAAGGGCTAACCAACCAAGAGAGGCCAATCATGGCTGTTTCCAATTTCATTCCGGAGCTCTGGACGGCGAAGATCCTCGTCGCGCTCCGCAAGAAGGCTGTCGCCGGCAACCTTGTCAACCGTGACTACGAGGGCGAGATTCGCCGCGCTGGTGACACCGTCAACATCACGTCGATCAATGACGTGACGATCGGTAACTACACCAAGCACACCGACATCACGTGGGAAGACATCGACGACGCGACCCGCGCCCTCGTGATCGACCAGCAGAAGTACTTCGCGTTCGAGCTGGACGACATCGAGCGTGCGCAGGCTGTCAACGGTGGTGCGGTGCTGAACCAGGCGCTTGACAACGCCACCTACCAGCTCCGTGACGTTGCTGACTCGTTCCTCCTCGCCGCGATGAACACCGCTGTGCAGGGCACCGCGAACGACCTCGGCACGGTTGCGATCCACACGACCGCGAAGAACCTGTACGACTCGTTCGTGGACCTCGCGGTCACTCTCGACGTCGACAACGTTCCGGAGGAGGGTCGTTTCGCGATCGTTTCGCCGGCTCTCCACGGTCGCCTCCTGAAGCTGGACGAGTTCATCACTCCCGGTGACCAGGCTGGCCCCGCCGCTCGTACCAACGGGTACATCGGGTCGATCGCGGGTCTCGACCTTTACAAGTCGAACAACCTGCCGGCCGTCACGGATGCTCTCGCGACCGGTGGTATCGCGATCGCGGGTCACTCGATGGCGACCACGTTCGCTGAGCAGATCACGAAGGTGGAGGCCGTGCGTCTTCAGGACCGTTTCGCTGACGGTGTGAAGGGTCTGCACGTGTACGGCGCGAAGGTGGTCCGTCCGACCGCTCTCGCTGTTGTCGAGTTCGACGCCACCGCGTAAGTCAACTAGGAGGAATCGTGGAAGCGTTCACCAGTTCCGATGAGGTCGCTACGCGACTGAAGCGCACGTTTACGAGCGCTGAGGATGAGTGGGTTACCGCTCTGCTGGTGGACGCTTCCGCGTACCTCCGGTCTGTGATCGGGCAGGACGTTTACCCGACCACTACTTCGACGTTCACGGCATGGCCGGATGCTGGGCGGGTTGATCTGCCCCAGTATCCGGTCGTGTCTGTGGATGCGGTTGAGCGGGATTCGGTGGCGGTGGATTACACGTACCGGCCCGGATACGTCACTGTCGATTGCGACGACCCGGTGGACGTGACGTTCACGTGGGGTGTCGCGACGGCACCGGAGACCCTGGTGTCCCTGTCCGCGGTGCTCGTGTCGCAGGCGATCCTCGCGGTGGAAACCGGGACGGGGCTCACGTTCGGGGGCCTGTCGTCGATCGCGCTCGATGATTTCCGGGCGGCGTTCGCTGATGGTGGGGGTTCGTCGGGGATGGTACTCCCGGAACCGCAGCAGAAACTCATCCGCCGGCAGTTTGGGCGCGGTGACGTGCACGTGGTGGAGACCCGATGAGCCTGCTGAGCGGCGCCCTCGGAATGGGCCGAGCGCACGCCCGCGCAAGGTTCACAGAGACATTCACCGTGTTCACTACGCAGAGTGTTCTGAATGAGGCGACGGGCCAGTACGAGGACACGGAAGTGGTCTTGTACGCGTCGGTTCCGGGGCGGTGGAAGTCGCCCACGTTGACGGTGCGGGAGCGGGAGCAGGGCGCCCAGGTGCCCGCGATCCAGGACCTTCAGATTCATGTTGAGGTGGGGGCGACTCCGCTTGTCGGGGTGAACGCGATGTGGCGGGTTGCGGGTTCGACGGTGGATGCGTCGCTGGTGGGGCGTGTGGCCCGCACGAAGGGTCTTCCGCAGGCCGGTCAGGTGACGGCGTGGCGGTACCCGGTGGAGGAAGTGAGCTGACGTGGCTGACGGTATCAGCTTTGACTTCTCCGAGCTGGACCGGTTGGCTGCGGATCTCGAGTCCGCCCCGAAGAACATCGGCCCGTTTCTGACGTCGGCGTTTCACGTGACGTCGTTGCGGATCAAGCGGGGTGCGCGGGCGAAGGTTCGGCGTCGGCGGCATTTCAAGCAGGCGGCGCGGGCGATTGATTACGACTTGAAGCGGTTCCGGGGTTTTGGGGCTTCGATTATCGAGTCTGAGATCGGGTACAACGAGGGTTCCGGGGTGGGCCAGTTGGGGAACCTGATCGAGTTTGGGGCGCCCAGGTCTCCGAACTCTCTGACTCCGGGTAACGAGTTGGCTACTACTCTCCGCGAGGAGGAAGCCGATTTCGTGCGTGGTGTTGAGCGTGCTGTGGATGACGCCATGAAGAAGGCGGGTCTCTGATGTCGAAGAAGCACGCGGATGCGTTGATGGTGGTTACACGGGAGGTGCCGGCGTTCGCGTCGAAGACGTTCCTGACGATGGCGCCGAAGGGTACGACCCTCCCTTACATCGTGTGGCATCCCGCGAACGGGGTGAACCAGCAGGATCGGGTGACTGGCCCCAGGTCGACGAAGAACCCGACGTTTACGGGTCATGTGGTGGGGTCGACGGCTGAGCAGGTGTTGGTGCTGTTGGATCTGCTTGAGGCGAGGCTGGCGCCGGGTGGGCGGGGTATCCGGATTGATGTGACGGGTGAGCGGGGTCGCCCCCTGAACTACTCGTGTCCGATTCCGGTTCAGGTTCAGGATGACCCGCAGCCGACTGTGGTGTATGGCGTGGTTGAGGTGGATTGGTTGTCTGATCCGCTGTGACCGGTTCGTTTGTGGAGCCCCGCTTGGTGCGGGGTTTCGTCAGTTAAGGGGGTCCGTATGGAGATCGAGGACGCCAACGGTAACCGGGTGACGGTGACCGAAGCGCATTGGCGGCGGTGGCCGTCCGTAAGAGAAAGCTTCCGCCCCGTGGCGGATCAACAGGTCGCATCCGCGGCCGAAGTCGAGCCGCCCACGGGCGACAACGAAATGGAGAACTGACATGGCAGCTGAGGCCATTCCCGAGTCCGTCAACTCGGACGGAAACCTTCGCATTACGGCGGTTGCTGCGGCGAACGATGCGAAGTCTGCGGCGGCGCTTGCGGCTGGTTTCGACCTGACGTATTCGCTGAAGACGTTCAACCGCACGATTGCGGAGGCGACTGTCAACGACCCGCGTCTGACGCTCATTCAGCAGCTCAGCCGTCCTGGTAAGACGACGGAGACGATCGAGGTTCAGGGTGTGTTCGGTGACACGGGTGACGTGGCGTACACGGAGTGCGCGCCGGGCACGATCCTGAATGTTGCGGTGCGGTATTCGGAGCCGAACGAGACGGCGTGGACTGCGGCTCAGGTCGCGGACATTCTGCACATCAAGTGTGGTGCTCGTCGTAAGGACGCACCGGTGGAGAACGGTGTGCAGACGTACACGCAGTCGTGGTATCCGATCCAGCCGACTGAAGAGGACGCGGCAATCACCGCGTAATCCATGAGACCCCGGGCTGGGCGGTCCCTCCACCGTCCGCCCAGCCCGGTTCACTTCACGGTGGAGATAGGTGGAACATGAGCATTCAGGACCTGATTGAGAAGGCGCGGGCGGAGGCGGAGAACCCTCCGACCGATACCGCAAACGTCGTAGTAGGCGGGGCGCTGGTGGCGCTGACGTTCACGAAGTTGCTTGGCGCGGATTGGTCGGCGATCGTAGCGGTGAACCCTCCCCGAAAGGGCGCCCAGCTTGACGCGAACCTGGGGTACAACCTTGACGCTGCGGCGGCGGCTTATCCGGTGGAGAAGCTGACCGTGGATGGTGAACATCCGGACGCTTCCCAGTGGGCTGAGCTGTACGGGCTTCTCGACGCACCGTGGCGCGAAACGATCGCCCTGAAACTGTGGGGACTGAACCAGCAGGGACCTGCGTCCAGAATCCTCACACTGGGAAAAGCTTCCTCGGGGGCCGGTTCCAGGAAGAAGCGGAACTAGCCCTCGACCTTGGGGTGTCACCTCGCCGGCTGTCCGGGTGGGAGCCAGCCGAGGTCACAACGTATGAGTATGACGGGGACCGGCTGGTGCGGGCCGTCACGATCCGCGAACCAGAGTTCTCGACCGTTGACACTGCGGCGCTTCTCGAGGCGCGGCGCCGCGCCCGGGTTCGGCGAGGCCCGCACGGGTACACGATCGCGGAGGCAACAGACCCGGATAACCAGTTCGCCTTTGTGGCTAAGCCTCGGCAGGACTGGGCGATGCGAGCGCTAAATCAGGCGCAAGAAGCGTACAAGCGGGATAACCCAGGCGCTACCGACCTGAGCTCGCTGGTGTGGGACGTGAAGAAACGATCATAACGACACCGCAGATCAGCAGAACCCACGAGGGCGTGTAGAGCCAGAGAGTCCTCAGCAGGTCCACTCCGAGGGTCATGTAGACCGTCAAACCGGCGACGAGGACGGCGGCGGCGATCAGCGCCGTGCCGGTGGTCTTTGCCTTCATACAACCGAAGAGTACCGGACTGCCGGTCGTGATACATCCCTGGGGGTGCAATGGCTGATCGGCAGACAAAGGTCACCCTTGCGGTGCAGATGCAGCAGTACATCGACGGCATGAAGAAAGCCGCCGATGAGACCCGCAAGACGGCGTCTGAGGCGCAGAAGCTTGCGGAGCAGCGGGAGGCGTTCACTCTTCTTGGGCGGACGACGCTTGCGGCTGCGGCGGTAATCGGTGCGGGTCTCGGGGTTGCGATCGCCAAGTTCGCGGACTTCGACCAGGCGATGTCGAATGTGGCGGCGACTGGCGAGGACGCGCGGGACAATATTGAGGCTCTGCGTGTCGCTGCCCTCGAGGCGGGCGCGACGACCGTGTTTTCTGCTACCGAGTCGGCGAACGCTATTGAGGAGTTGGCTAAGGCCGGCTTGGATGCGTCGGAGATCCTGGGCGGCGCGCTGAAGGGTTCGCTGGACCTTGCTGCTGCTGGCGGTATTGGTGTGGCGGAGGCGGCGGGCATCGCGGCGACGACGTTGCAGCAGTTCAAGCTTGAGGGTTCCGACGCGTCCCACGTCGCCGACCTTCTCGCGGCTGGCGCCGGTAAGGCGATGGGTGACGTCGGCGATATGTCGCAGGCGCTCAAGCAGGCCGGTCTTGTCTCGGATCAGTTCGGTGTTTCCGTCGAGGAGACGGTGGGCACCCTGTCGGCGTTTGCGTCGGCGGGTCTGCTGGGTTCCGACGCGGGCACCTCTTTCAGGACGATGCTGCTGCGTCTCGCGAACCCCACGGGTGAGGTGCGGGACCTCATGAAGCAGATCGGGTTTGAGGCTTACAACGCTCAGGGTCAGTTCATTGGCCTGTCGGGGCTGGCGGGTGAGCTTGAAACGTCGCTTGCGGGGATGACGGAGGAGCAGAAGCAGACCACCCTTGCGATGATCTTCGGTCAGGACGCGATCCGTGGCGCCACCGTCCTTCTTGAGGAGGGCGCTGACGGGATCGAGGAGTGGACGGAGAAGGTTGACGACGCGGGGTACGCGGCGGAGACGGCCGCGACCCGACTCGACAACCTCAAGGGCGACTGGGAGGCCCTGACGGGCGCTGT